CGTTAGGGGGTCCAATTGGTGTGATAGATATATCACATCCGTCTCACGACGCCAAATCTCAACAAGGAGACTTAGGTCATGGCGACCCAGAGAAATCAGTTTACAACTGCTTCTCAAACACGAACCGCTGGTACCGGCGTCACGGTTGATAATCGTTCTGATTATTACCATGAGGTCGACTACCGCGGCAACCGTGTTTCGGGAGGTTTTATAACCCTCCCGGACGGGTCAAAATTTCGGAAGGCGACACCTTGGACTCGACGTCACGTGAAGATTACTCCGGGTGGTAAACAAAGCACCACCGGTAAACAATCTTCAGGACGCGTCGATTCTATTGAGTCGTCTCCCGGCGGATACAGATCAGATATTCTTCTGACTTCCGCCATTCCTACGTTTCCAGGGTGCGCTGTTGCAAGACTGAATAGTCTTCCAACAATTCCCCAGGAAATGCGGAATGAGGCCTCTACCAAGGCGCTCCTCGAACTTGCCGATCAAAAGGCAGGAATCGGGGAAAACCTTGCGACCTTCCGGCAGACTATGTCTTTGTTTGCTAACCCTGCTACTGCCCTTGCGGGCGGTCTCAAGGCTGCATGGAAAGATAAGTCTGTCAGACCTTACCTCGGTAAATCGATTCGCGATGTTTATCGCGAGGGTCCCTTTACCGCGGGAGCCAAGAAATACCTAGAATACGTTTATGGGTGGAAACCACTCATGCTCGATATTTACGGTATCCTTGAGCTGATGAAAGAGAGTGGCGAACGCCCCTTCCTTTTATCGGGTCATGGTTCTTCCAAGCGTAGTAATGAGATCGGTCAACTTTCTAAGAATGACCTATCTTATACTACACAGACGGACTTCGGTCCGACAATGGATAACTCTGTTTGCCGTTGCAAAATATGGGGTCGTATCGACCCGAATACGCAAGGACTCAGAGCACTGAACCAACTTGGTCTACTCAATCCCCTCTCCCTTACATGGGAGTTGGTCCCCTGGTCATTCGTGATTGACTGGTTCGTCCCTATTGGGCCGGTCCTTCAAGCACTTACTGCGCCAGCTGGGTTGATTTTTGTAGATGGGTCAGTCAGCATCAAAACTAACTTAAATGGTAGTTTTGAATCGCACCGGTATAATTTGGATTCTGTGGCAACACAGAATTCTTATGCCACCGGCAGCTACAGGTACGAAGGCTATAGACGCGAAGTTTTGCGTTCTTGGCCTTTGCCTGGAGTCTGGGCTAACCCTACTCCTTTTTCTGGTGATCGATCGCTTAAGGCGTTAGCCTTGACGATCATGTCACTCAGAAACCTGAGATTATAACCTTACGCCGGGATACCGGTTCAACCATCCTAAAAGAAAGGATAGTCTAATGGCCGCACGGTCTAACTTGGTCCTCACGGACCGAGCTGCTACTCCAGTAGCTCACACTTTCACCCCTGACGGCGACGACGTTAACGGCGTCGCTCTCTGGTCAGAAAAAGGTTCTGTTCCCGCGGGTAATCCGCGGTTCAGTGGCCGTATCTACCAGGATAAGGGTGGAAAGTATCGCGCTTCGTTGAAGCTGACAGTTCCGATTGTCCAGACTCAGACGATTAACGGGGTTGCTAGCCCCGTCGTCGTCCGTACTGGATATGTAGAACTGAATGCGACCTTCGATTCGCTTTCGTCCGATCAAGAACGCAAAGATGCGATTGGGATGATGGCATCGGCATTGCCTGCGGCGCAAGCCCAGATCAATGACATGCTCATCAGTCTCACTCCAGTTTGGTAACAAACTGAATTCCGTGGAGTATATCTCCACTTAGGAGAACTCCAATGGAACATCCAGCGCTCTATGAGCGGGAAGTCAGTAAGCGTCTCTACGCGGTTAGCGCAGCGGCTCTACTGATTGTAATAGCGATCACTTTGCTATTACTTAGCTTCAATCATCCTGAAGTAGGAGATTACGAATGCGGATACGCACAAGGAAGCAAACCCGTAGCGATACGGGAGGTCCCTCAAACCGTTTCAAGAATAGAAACACAAGAGTCGACCAATCAGTCTCAACGACCGTCATTGAAACTATCAGTTCCATTGACGGAGGAGAGAACACTGCGTTTACCTACCTCCAACGGGAGTTTCTTAGCAAATACTGCGACGAAACCCTCGTCCCAGGCGACATCCGACGGCAAAACGCCATAAGGAAGTTCCTGGAATGTGAGGAGGCAAATCGAGCCACGAATCTGTGGCTTGACCAAGTTGATCCGGAGTATAATATATTACCTCGGGTTACTTGGAAGCAGTTCCTCTCGTTTACGCGGCGCCTAATTAGGGATATCCTTGGACCACTTCGTGATGAAGTAGTTCTAGGGTCCTTTTCGGGCGGAGCTTCTACGAGTCGCCGTAGAACTGAGAGCCATCCGGCTCAAAAGTTCTCCGGTAAGGCTGACTTAACCGAGGGAGTTTGGAAGTTTCTCGACATTCTTTATCGAGAGGCACCCATTCTCCGACAGTACACTTCTTCATTCACATCCTTAGTGGAAGTGCGTGGGAGTGAACTGTTCACCGTTCCAAAGAAAACGGATATTGATCGCTGTGCTTGTAAAGAGCCAGATATCAATATGTTCCTCCAGAAAGGAGCCGGCAGTCATATTCGGCGCCGTCTCCGGCGCTTTAACATCAATCTGAATGATCAAACTGTCAATAGGCAACACGCCTATAACGGTAGTTTCGATCGTATCGGGGGATTGGCCACTCTTGACCTCTCCTCCGCTTCCGATCGTATATCAATCAATTGTGTTAAAGCTCTACTTCCAACCGAGTGGTTCGACTATCTTAACGATATTAGATCCCACGAAGTGAAAATAGATGGAGAGTACCACCGTATGGAGATGTTTTCGAGTATGGGTAACGGTTTCACATTCGAGCTAGAAAGTTTAATCTTTTTCGCTCTTATGCGCGCCGTCTCATACTTTATGCATACTCCAGGTATCGTCTCCGTTTATGGTGATGACATCATCATTCCTAAAGAGAATGCTGATTTAGCAGAGTCCGTGTTACAACGATTTGGTTTCGTTGTAAACACAGATAAAAGCTTCTCCTCAGGCCCCTTTCGGGAGTCCTGTGGAGGCCACTACCATAACGGCGAGGATATAACCCCGTTCTACCTTAAGCGGAGCGTGCAATATCTTACCGATATTATACGAGTTGCGAATCAGTTACGCCGATGGGCGTTCGCTGATTCGTTCCGCCGGTTCCTGATCCCTGGCCTTTACCAATCTTGGTGTAGGCTTCGGGACATGGTACCGCAGGATCTTTGGGGTGGTTATGACTATAGTTTAGATACAAAACTCGTGACTCCTCCGCAATTTGGGAAAGGTGCGCTTCAACGCATCTCGACCAAAGAACGGTTGGACCCTCAGGGCTCGTATCTTCACTGGCATAACTCAAATTGGAACCGTACGCAGATGGCAGAGCCATCAGCAGAACCTGTCTCTACTAACCAAATATGTAGATTCAGGCGTACGCCTCCAGGTGCACCGGCTTGTCAAGATTGGTTCTGTGAAGAACTTCTCTGATTAACCGGTCCTCTATGAACTAGAGGGGGTCTTTTTCTTGCCTTTGAGCCGTGTCATTTCTTTGCGACACGGTTTCAGGGCGGCCGGGGCGAAGCCCCGGAAAGGTTAACAACCTTTAAAAAG